ATCCAGCATCGACCTGCCCTGCATCCATGCCGCCATAACCATCGCCATTGTAGGTGTAGCCGCCTTTACGGCACTGTTTGCGCTGCTGCCGTCTCTTCTGCTCTTCTTCCTTAATCTGGGTCATCACAGCCTGGTCATTGTCCTCCTTGGCCTCATACTTCCCCGGCTTATCGACATAATAGACATCCATGTCCATGGTGTGCAGCCCTTCGCTGAAATTGTGGGTTACATTCGTGACCATCATATAATTCTTGAGCTGGACATCCCCAAAGTCCATGACGAGAAAAATCATGCTCCCGCCTCTTACCCGGATATCTCCAAGCACACCCTTCAGGCGAATCTCGCGGGTTTTCCTGTTCTTGAGCGTCATGATTCGTTTGGCACGGTCCATGACATTGACCGTTTTATTGTCCGGCCGGAGCAAGTATTGCAAGCGGCCCCATTCCTTTATATGGTCTTCATCCACCACCAGCCCCGTGCGGACCAGCTTTTTCCCCTGCTCCCCGGGAGCCTCGCGGACTACCTTGACCACATCGTAAGTGTCCTTGTCAATGGAAGTGCGATAGGTGTAGTCCTGCATGCTCTCTGCGTCCACATATACATCCAGCTGCATTTTGTCGATATGCTTCAGCATGATTTTCCCTGCATCATCATACAGATGGTACAGGTCATGCTTTTCGGTGTATATGAGGGTCTGCGTCAGGGCATAATTGATGATATCCACCAGAGTCTTGTTATCCTCGACTCTCAAAGGGATTTTATACTGGGTATTGTCCAGCTCCCCTATCCTCAGCCCATAATCCTCGCAGATTTGCTTGATAAGTTCTGTAGCCGTCTTGTTCTGATAGACGATTACGTCCTTATTCTTCAAATACCGCAACTGGTCATAAGCCGTGACCTTCATTTCATCATTGGGGCGTCGCTCGATACTGAATACGAAGCCCTGAAAGACAGCCGTGCCATTCACCTTGAACTGGATGACGTTTCCTTCCTTGATGTCCACATCTGTCGTGGTGCATTGGAACTCAAGCCTTGAAGGAATACTATCATCAGCACGGATGAGCCTAACTCCGTCCAGCGGCTCCAGCAAGGTATAGCTTTCAGATGATTTATCTTCTGCATTCGCCTCAGAAGCCTCAGACGAATCCGTATCAGCAGTCTCCTGCGATTCCGAGCCGCCCGTTGAGGACTGCGCCTGCTCATTTTCATGGGTATTGCGGAGTATCAGCTGATAGGTGAAAGCCATAGGCGCACTATCCTGTGAAACAGACGCTGACTGATTCTCCCCTGCCATCGAAGCATCAGCAGGCTTGTTTTCATCTGCCATCAGTACATCACCGCCCCAGGAAGGCTCATTACATCGGTGGGACTTTCCACCTTCCGCTGCATGCCGATGATCTGACCGGCCTGCAGCACAGCAGGGATAGCAATGTTATTCAGCGAAGCCAGCTGAGACCAGCGCGAAGCATCTCCCAGCACCCGCTTGCACCCCTGCGCCAGTGTCTCCCCCGCCTTGACAGCAAAACTCGTTGTAGGAACACTGTGCCCAGTTGTAGGACGCGCTGCCTCGGTTCGCCCCACCTTGTTTCCCTCTGAATTGGTCGATACCACAATGCGCTTGGCTCCATAGTCCTTGAAAGCTCTCAAGGTTACATCAGCATACATATCATATCCTTCGTCCGCCGCCTCCTCGATTGAGTACGACTCCAGCGTCACCTTCTCATTCATCATATTGATGTAGCTGCCACCATCCTTCATGCGCACAACGATGAACTGAAAAGGCTGCCCCTCGGACTTCATGCGCTCCAATTCATCAATCATGGCCGGGGCCATGCCATCACTTACCCCCATGAAGGACGCGACCATGCCCCGGACTACCTGCTGGGAAAATGGATATTTGCTGTTGGGAAGCATGAATCGGAACGAAATTTCGGTAAGGGCAGGCGAACGGATGACATTGACCTGCCCCTTTTCCAGCAAATCTATAGTTTTGTTGCGGCTTCCGATTTTCGTCTTGAGGGCAGGTGGCGGAATCGGAATCTGCATATTGTCCATATACATGTAATACATTTCCCCTACGCCTCCTTATGCATACTGCGTCCCCGTGGGGCGCTCTCCATGAATATCAAGAGCTTCTCGCAGGCCTTCCACCAGGCTGCTGGTCATACCATCGATATCAGTATCCCCGCTGACCGTATTCTGCTGGTCAATATGGATTTCGATATTATGGCTGTCCTGCCACTGGTTCAGCGTGGACTGCAATGTAACTTCCCTGAGTTCCTTCATTTCTTCATCCGTCATGGAAATCTTGTCAGCCATGCGCTCGGCAGCCTCAGCCGTGCGGCCTGTATTATCCGCCGTCTTCTTGCCATTCTTATCATTATCAGGATTGCCTGCTGCCGCTATCGCAGGGCCGATAACATCCTTGTAGCTTGTCTCAGCGGCCTCGCTAGGAGCCATGCCTTTCAAGGCATCCAAGGGGTTGCTGATGTTGGAACCATAATCATAGGCCTCAGCGGCGTTGAATGCGGCATTGCCATACTCAAACGGGTCTATATGGAAAACTGCCTCGGCTACTTCTTTGCGCTCCAGCGTAAGGCCATCAACATGGCCTACCTTCCCCATCACCTTGTCAATGCCAGGGACAGCATTGATCATATCAATGATGCTGTTGACCGCAGATTCCACCAAACCGACAATCCCGTTCCAGATATCAGCAAACAGGTTGTAGGTAGCCGCCGCCGGATCCTGAAACACACTGCCCAGGAAATTGGCAAAGGCGATAAACATATTGGCCACCATCTTGACGATGTTCATAATGCTCGTTCCCAGCCATGCAAATACGGCAAAGATAATCCCCGTAGCCGAAATGGAAGTGCCCGCAAAGCGATTGACAGCTGCCACCGCAAGATAGAACACACCAATGAGCGCCACAATGGCCATCAATATCCAGGACACAGGGCACATGGCAATAGCCGCATTCAATCCCTCCTGGGCAAAGGTCAGGGCAATGATTGCCGCAGTCTCCATGGCGGATGCAACCGCATGGGCAATAGCACCTGCCGCTGCAATAGCAGAGGCTCCTGCCGCTGCAAGGCCATTAGCAATAATCAGCCCCGCAATCGTAGCCAGAATGGGAACGATTATGTCGGCATTGGATACTATGACACTGGCCAGCCACAAGGCATTATTGATTACCCACATAGTAGCTTGAGCCGCCAGCTGCATGGCACCTGCGAACACCTGCCCGAAAGATTTCACACCTTCACTGCCCGCCAGTTCCTCGACCATCTTCAGCACCGGCCAGAAGGCCTTCGTAGCAACAGTCTCCATCTGCTGCCATACATTGCCCCATGTAAGCGGCATTTCCTTGAACTGACGGTCTATCTCATCGAGATTTTGAAGGATGGCATTCTTCATGATGTCAGCAGTGATTTCTCCCTCAGAAGCCAGCTCTTTTAACTGTCCCTGGGCAACCCCCATGTAGCGGGCAACCATCTGCTCTATCATGGGAGCCGCTTCAGCAATCGAACGGAACTCATCGCCCTGCAGCTTGCCGGAACCCAGTGCCTGAGTCAGCTGCAGCATGGCATCAGCCTGCTGCTGGACACCAGTACCGCCGATAGTGAATAGCTTCTGGATCCCTTCCATGAAGGGGACAATCTGCTTGGGGTCAGGGAATGCTTCCTTGGCAGTCATGCCAATCTTGGCAACAGAGTCAGCCATGGCATTGTAACTGCCGCGTGCCCTGAGGGCAGACTGATAAATCATGTCATTTAGCTCATTGGCCTTCTCCTGGCTTCCTGTTACCAGCTTCAGCCTTGCCTGCATCCCTGCGAATTGGTCTGCTGCGGCTGCCAGCTTTGCCGGTGCTCCGGATAGCGCATCAAAAGTTCTTATCAATGCTTCAGAGGCAATATTTGCCAGCGTAAACTGCCCTACCAAGTCCCCAACAGATGACCCAAGGCTGTTGACAGAGCCTCTTGCACTGCTGCTTGAGTGCCCGACACT